AGCATCCGTCCCAAACAAATTAAGAAAACTCAACCCCTTACCTATGCTCTGCCCGTAACGCTTAATCTCATTGGATAGACGCTCCATGCGTTTGGTTACGCCATCCTCGCCCTTTGCTTTACGACCCTTATACTCATCATTATTCAAAAACTCCTGAGATGCCTCGTCATACTTCCCTCCCTTCATCAGCTTACGAGTCTTAGGCGAACCACTAATTCCACCCCGATATACAGAGCTTACTATCGCCTCTTTAAGCGTGTTAGGATATGTGTCGAACTCAGGGAACATACGTTTAGCAGTTTTAACCTTCGACTTTAAATCCTTATCAAACAACACCTTAGCACGAGCCTCATCAAACCCTTCAAAAGTCTCCCCTTCAAGAATCTTATGACCCACGCCAATAGTCCAATTTCCCGCATCATCCTCATACGGAGATAGACGCAACCCTTCATCCTCAGAGATCGTGCTGATATAATCCGGTTCACCAGTCTCAGCTGTTACGGAGAATCCCTCTAGAACGTCAGTTACAAAAGATTTTACTGCACCGTTACCCATCTGCCTTCCTTATTGAGAATATTCTGCTCGCCTGTTATAAAATTTGTAATAATAGTTCCAACCTTCACTCTACTTATATTTCTTTGATTTTCGATAAATTCTTTCTTAAATCTAGAAAATGTAGGATCAACCTTCATAGTCTCAGATACCATCCATTCATCAGCTAACGTCTTAATCTTCTCAGGATTAGCTTTACTCTTAAATACCTGTTGATGAAATCTTCTAATTGACTCATCTACGTTAATGTCTCCGTTATTAATCTTATCTAAATAGCTACGGATATTGTTCGCTGCAACACCCTCTACCTCATGGTTCATATTCTTACGCTTCTGTGGGATGCTCTCAGACAGCTCCTTAGCCTCTTCGTTGGTTAGCTTCTGTGCGTTCTTAACAATCTCCATTGATATCTCATCGTCCCTGTACTCCTTGCCATCTTCTTTACGTGATGTGCCTGAAATCATATCGTTAATACTGTTGTATGTTACGTTGTCAGGTGTGTCCGCGTAGACTTTTCCGACCTTAGCGTTGAGTAATATCTTAGCATCATCTGGCTCTAATAATCCTCCTGCTAAATCTTCTTGAATATCAGCGATTGACATAGAATTAATATCATTTATTAAAGAAGATGATCGAATTATAGCTGTCGCTCTCTGCGCATCAATCACATCCTTATTAACCCTCTTCCTCTCTGTATCAGCAAACTTATTAAGAGTATTTACAGCTTCACTGCTCCCGATATCTTTCCTAATAGCCGGCATATCAAGTAAAGCCTTACCCTCTTCAGGGTTCGTAGCTATTGCACCTAATACAAAGTTCTTCGTATAATCAGACTTCCAATTATCATTAGTATCTTCTATTTCATTTTGAGTAAGAACATTTGTTGCTGAATGATTTAGCAGAGCTTTTTGATTAATAAAATATTTTTTAGCTCCTAATAAATCTCCATTTTTCCCATATTCTTGAGCTATTGCGTTTGACTTATCAATAGATTTATTATAAGTTGAAACAACATTGTCTCGTACTTGTTTAATCCCCCATCGAGTAGTAGATTCATTATATTGAGCTTTAGCTTTCTGCTTTGTAGTATACCAATCCTTCCTAGAAGCCATCCCTATCTTACTGTCGTACTTACCAAATATGGCATCGTAGCTTTTATCTAACCCTCGCATCTGGTCTTGATCGAAAGGATCTTCAGAATTAGCCACACGCCAATCTTGTGTAGTCTTCATCATCTCCATATTAGCGTCAGCGAGATAATCATTCATCTTGATTACATCTTGTTTCTTTTTAATGTCGGCATAGTTCATTGCCATGCCTGCCATCTCTCCATATATATCACCTGTCTGTGGCATTGCTACGTCGGTGACTTGTCGCTGCGCTAATTGTCTGCGTACCATAATTTATCCTTTATGCTGGAATCCCACTAGCCGATGCTCCACTAAAAACTCCTGATGTTGGATTAACATTCCCAGCTGATCCAGTCATCTGCCCCATACTTGCTGTGCTTGGCGTAGCTCCTGCTGCTCCTCCACCACCACCTAATCCACTTGCCGTCATAGCCATCTTGCTCATATCTGACATCAACTGTGCTCTCGCCATACTCATAACACTTCCAGATTTAGTATTGTAATTCTCTTTAATCTGATTTACATCCTCTAGTCCTGTCTTATATGTGTCTTTCAATATAAACCCTGCTGTTCCTTCTGTTCCTGTTATAGAAATACCAGAACTTACGAAAGACGCTTTCTGCTGACCTGCCAACTTTCTAGCTTGTATAGCTCTCTGCTCAGCTTTCTGATTTCCTTCTCTAGCTAAAGCGTTGGCCTGATCTTCTGATGTTTCGTATTTCTGCCAAGCTGATGCACCTTGAAGTACAATAGCGGTACTAATAGCGACTACGACCCAAGACATTTAACACCTTCCTTTTTATATTCTAAGTAATCATCATAACTCTCAGCGATCACTTCTTTTCGTATTTCTTCTAAATCAAGTTTATCCGTAGCATGAAATGTTATCCATATCGTATCTTCAAGAGCATAACCAATTCTTTTAACGCCTGGCCCTACTATCATCGTACACGGTGCTTTTACTTCTCTCTTTCCTTCTTCAGTGATAACTAATATTCGACCTAATGATATTACGTTGATATGTTCTTTCTTATGTATCTCACCTGACAACATCGTACCTTTAGGAATGAATACTTCACGCGCATACATACCGTTACACTTATAATGAATAGTCTTTATCTCAACCTTCTGATCAGCCGGAGTGTCTTTCATCGTCTGTTCAGCTTGCATCAACCATTCTTTCGGTGCGACTTTACAATCTAGTTCCATAAGTCACTTCTGCCATTAAACTGGTTATCCTCAAAGGTAGAGGAGAATCTTGTCTTATATAAATAACTTTTTGCTTAGATGCTGAATCGTTATAATTCACATACTTATCGCCATCCATCGGTAGAGGAACAAGGTCATAATACCCTGCTGGACTGAAGTCCTGTATAGCTGTCATTCTATAAAGGTCAGTACCTATCTCTCCACCTGCAGATGCGACAAATCTAATCCCTGCCCTATTCAAATTCTTAACTGTGTTCTGTGTGTTAAGTCCCTGTATCACAAATCCTAGATTGAATGTCTTAATCAATCCCTGATACTTGAAACCTACTACGGCTACTGTTACCTCTTTTTCTAGTTCAATTTCTCCACTAGAGTCTACCGTGAACTCTTCTTCATATCCTCCGTCGGCAACTACTGACATGGACTCTCCTATATAATCCGTCAGTCCTGTGATTGTGTTAAATGTCTTATACCAACTTGCATACGTGAGTGCTGTTGGAGCAGTAAGAATTTCAACAGTAACTTCTCCTACACCGGAAAACCCTGTAATCTTAAATATCCCAACCTCTCTACCTGTGGCTGTCTTATATGCAATGCGATTTCCAATATCACCAATCAAAAAATCACTAGCATCAGAAGTCATTGCGCCTACATCTCCTACACCAGAATCTCCAGCGTATGTAATAGTAGATGTATATAAATTCTTAACAACCGTACTAATGTCAAGATGTATTACCTCTTTAAACAACTCAGCAGTTTTTCTCCAGAACGCTTCTTCATCAGCATCTTGGTCTCCTGTATAAAATGAACTTGGCAATGGGAACTCTACTTCATCAGCATACCTACAAACGAAATAATCTGTTCCTAATTTTAGCAATCCGAATAACTCCACGTCTCCGTCGTTATTATTCAATATAGATATATCTTCAAACGAACAGTTATCATTATCATGTTCATGCCACCCTATAATCTTTTCTTGAAGATTAAAGTTTAATGACAATAGCGCACCATCACGTAGCGACCATATAAGATTGTTCCTATCTTTCTTATACTGTAAGTTAGACACTCGCCCTGACGTAATGTCATAACTTACTATGTTAGCGTCTTGTGCAACGAACGCCTCAGTCAACAAGTCGTAGTTAAAATAATTAATATTACGTCGAGTAGAATTTATATAAAACAATAAGCTATCTTTTCTAACTGGCTGTGTGTCGTCTGTACCGTCGGTGTTTGTTACAAATGCTGATACTGTGGAAGGAGTAATAGGATCGCTTGGTGTTCCTCCATTAATAGCAATTAATGCCTGAGATGATCCTCCAAGTAAAGAGTTATTACCTGACATTAACCATCGTATTTCTTCTGTTAAATCAGATACAGCAAACTGTAATCCGTCATCGTCGTCGGAACCTATCGTCATATCGTCATAAGACCCAATCACACTACGCCATATCGTTGTAGTAGAGAGGTCTGTATTAGCAAAATACAAAGCACTCTTATAAAACCTTACAGCCGTAGGATAATTTCCTGATCCTGAAAATGGATCTGCCGTTCTTGGATATGTTGCTAGTGTAAAAGATGTGGCACTTAATCGTGTTAGCTTACGCGGTGCATGGGAATGATGTGTGATATACATTACATCAGCGTTCTGGTCGAACTTTAATTCTTTAGATTCGGCTAAACTATAAGGTGTAACTACAACAAGATCACTAGCTCCACTCTGCACAAATCCAAATACTCCGTCCTCGTCATACGTTAAGAATTTAATCTTTTTATCATAGAATAGGCATAAGTAATCTTGAGAGATATTAAATTTAAACTCTATGAACCGACAGTCTTCAAACTTCGCCATCATTTCAAATCCTGTACGAAATATTGCGTTACCTTTAAAGTTACTTATGAAGTTTTTAAATACATCGCAACCAGATGTATAAAGAGGCAATTCCCATCTACCGTTAAGGTCATGGTCTATTTTTCCTCGTGCAAAGTTATTGAATGATGTGGATATTTTCATTATAGTTTATCATTGTTGCTAGGCACATCGTACCGTCTAGCTTGTTTAAATTTAGATCGTGTGATTCTTATCGGCCTATTCTCTTGTCCGTTAAGCGCGCTAGCTGTAGACTTCTTGCTAGGTAACATCTGCTCAAGTCCTGCCTGTTTTTGAATGTCCTCAGTTATCTCCATACATCCAAAGTATGCTAAGTAAAATGCCATGAAGTATACCATCTCAGGTGTGAACTTCGTGATGTCCTCAATATCCTTAACATACCGCACTGGCATCTCTTCGCCTGAATACTCATCAGTTAATATGTAATCGCCCTCTATAGTGTAGACATTCTTCTTCTTGCGTATCTCATCTAACCCAAGAATAGCTAAACTATTTGCAGGCTTCCTATACCGATATGAATACCCAAACGCCGGCGCCGTATCGTCAACTGCAAGATTATCCCTAGCTAAAGCAAAGTTAGGTTTCAGCTCTTTCAGTGCTGTCTGCCTTGCTAACTCCCACCACTTAGCCATTACCTTTTCAGTAGGCTTAACTGGAGTCTCAATGCTCTCGATACTTCCGTACTGACCTAACAAGCTAAGCCCTAAGTTTGCTATTTGTTCCGCTGAAGTAGCCATGTCAACCCTCTGAGTTAAAAATTAATGTTTTCAAATCTTGTATTGCGTTCTTAAATCTCGTAACGCTAATCAGTCCGTCGTTGAAGAAATCGTTAATATCTGTTGACACGCTACTTAAAAATACGAACGTACATTTCTTTCCATGCTCGCATCTTACTTTGTGTCCCTTAGCTTTCAAATACGCTGATAGATATAAATCTGATGTTCTATACATTTCAATTCCTATATTAAAAAGAGGGGAGAATAACTCCCCCCTTAGTTAAGCGGCTAAAGAGCTACAAGCGTTGAAATTAATGTTTTATATGGAACATTATCCACAATCACAACGGCATAATCTGCGCTAGATAGCGTTCCAGTATATAGTTCAATTTCAGCTGCTTTCAAATTAGCCAAATCATAAGGATCTGCCATATAGACCTCCTATTAAAAGGGGGGGGCGATTTGAGCATCGCTGAGAGACTTACCCCCCAAGTTTGACTAACCAGCCATAATGAGTTCAATATCAAAATCCAAATCTTGAACTCCTGATCCAGCTGTGTTTAGCGTCATTACAATATGAACGCCTCCCTGATACTCTTTGTCTGCCTGTAGACTTAACAAGTCATTAATTGTGTCCGTCTTGTCAAACGGAGAGATGTTCGATCCAAGAATGTCAAGCGCATACGTCCTAGCAGCTGTAAAAGATGCACCATCAACTAAAGCATCAGCATCCAGTACTGCCCCAAGATCATCTCCACTGGACTTATAAAATCCAATGTCATAATCCGTAGCACCTGACGTTGCAGGAGATCCACTCGGCAAAAAGATACGCGATACAATAGCATCCTGCGGAATATTACGCGCCAAGATATATGTATCGCCATCCGTGTCAGCAATAGCTATCTGTGCAATAGCACTAATAACCTGCCGTTTGTCGCCCTGACTCCATACTGCTCTCTTGGAGTCTGCGTCATAACCTTTTGTGTTGTTCGTAGTCATCAGATCCTCCAATTATATAGTAGTTGTTAAAATTTGAGTTCTGACACCTTCAGTTCTCATTGCATTAATCCAGAAGTCAATCGTGATGTCGTTAGAGTTGACTTTGCTAGCTGATTTCTCAACTGACAAATCGCCAATCTCCATTGATACCGCAATAGCTTCAGGAGCTAATACTAAACAAGAACGAGTTGATGCCCCTTCTACAAGAACAGGATTGTATACTGTAATACCACCAGTTACAGAACCTGCAAACAGCGTCACTCCATATATTCCAACAGCGTTCTGATAACTTCCGTCAACAGGTTTTGCAGAAATGTAATCGTTGTTGATGAACTGCGTGATACCCATCAAGTCACTGTTCTCTTTACCAGACAAACAGATCATTGAACCACGAAAATCTTCCATCTCCAAATCGTTATTGATGAAGTTCTGCGTTACTGCCACGATGTCGCTGTAATCTAAACCACCAGTAGCTGTGATGGTTACTACCCCATCGTCAGCGGCACTGGTTGATGTAGCAGCAGCATCAGGCTGTCCGATTAGAACCGCGCCAATAGCAGCGGCAGCAATCACTCGATCAATCACACGCTCTTTAGCGTTGACTAACTGGCGAAGGATGTCGCTAGATGGATCTGAAATTAGTTCATTGATGTCGTACAACTTATCGACCTGAATGGTCTTGGTGAATCGACGTTTCGTCAACTGACGATTGTCTAATGCATAATCACCAAACTGCTTGTTCGGGTTACGAGTATTGACCTCAGTCAATTCAAGTCTACCGATTCGTGCTAACTGCTGGGTCTTGCCCTGAGAAGGCAAATACATTACACAATTAGATCCGCCAATACGTGACTTAGTCTGCTGTGCAAGCTCCATGAAGTTATCACGGAACTGAAGCAATGCGCCTTGGTCTATGCTAGGACTGATCGTGAAACTTGGCATATTATCCTCCGTGTTTAAATTAAATTAATTTAACCTTTGCGAAAAGTATCCCTTACGGGGTTTTCTTCATAGCTTTCTCGACTGCTATGCGAGTCGTTTCCGCTTGGGTCACGGAGTGAGTATCCAAGCACTACTTTACAATAAGAGCGGGAAGTTTAGCAAAGTTGTAAGAATTATCCGGTCTCTCTATATCTGATATCATATTGAAACTCTTATTTACAATTACATCAATCTCTTCGGGAAATCTCCCTTTCTCTAATAAATCTTCTTTGAACTTCTTTAACTGCTGTGAGTTCTTAAAGACACGCTTACCATTTACAATCCTTTCGTACTCCTCATACGCTTTCTCACGCGCTGTCCGTATGTCTCCAGACTTATAAGATGGAATATCTCTAAGCCTTTTATAACACGCCAACCATTGAATTTCTTCCCAGCTCATCTTCTTAATGTCTTTACCAATGCAAGGAATTTCTCCTTCTGCCTCTTCATAATCATCTTTGTGCATTTTAATAAGACCTTCAAAATTAGCCTTAATCTTCTTATTAATCTTGAGATACATCGGGAACAGTCTCATTGCGAAAGAAAGAATAAATTCTTCGTCGCAATATGGAACTAGTATTTCAAAATCATCAAAACTATGCCTATCCTTATCTGTTGCTACCTGCGTACGAAACGATCCACTTGTTGTAACTTTCCACATCTTCTGTAATTCTTTATCCATTTCAATCTCCTATTTATAAGTTGCTGCTAGTTGGTTTTGTAAAGCTAACTTCTCTTGCGACGTATGAGGCCGTCTAGTCAATTCATTAATTTGCTTTCGTAACGATGTCCTAACCTCTGTCTTATCTCCTGTACCACCTGCACCTCCACCTAATGCTGCGTCGCTCTCTTTAACTCCATAAGACTTCTTGATATTGTCAGCTAACTTATACATAAGAATTAACTGATCATTAGGCAACGAATCCAACTTAGCTGAATCCTCCGCGCTAAGGTTCTTCTTCAAAAGATTGATTGCTTCACCTGCCACCTTCTCATGTCCATTCCCAAACGCCTCTGTCAGCTGTGTAACGAAAGAATCTTTATCGAACTGCTTGGCTAATATAGACTTTTGTTGATTATCAAACTTCTCTGCAATCTCTTTACCTATTGGAACTGGCAAACCAATGTCAAAGAACAGTCCCTGAACAAAATCAACTGACTCTTTATTCGCACCTTCAGGGAAGAAATCATACGCTTCTTTGTTCTCTGGTCGCGTAGTAGAACGATGTTCTTCAATCTGGTCAGGTGTCGCGTCATCATAATTAAATGGAACTGTCTTCTTTCCAACTAGCTTTTGTGTCTCGGACAACTGTGACCACAAATCTTCAGTACCTTTAATCTTACTAACCCAACCCTCTTCTTTATATTGATCAGGTATCGCAAAGTCACTCCCTGCGTCTGGTATTCTACCAGTGCCAGGATCTGCTGGTGGCTCTCCAGGACTTGGAGGCGGTGTTGGTGGAGGATCTGCTGGTGTTGGTTCTCCCCCGGCCTCCCCTCGCCTGTTCCTAAGCAATCGAAATATCTTACCACGATCTAATCCTTTCATTTAACTACTCCCCTCGTCTCAATGTCCATAATTGTTTTGGCATCACACATGCCTTTGATAAAGAACAGATAAAAATATATTAATCCTTCTTTTCGTAAAGCGTTATGTGGATCAGATGAGAAGTTGGGAAACTTATATATCCCACTAACCTTCATCATGTAGTTACCTAAAATCTTTCCTTCTCGTGTTGAGAATACATACTGACAGGCTTTCTTTAACTCGTTGAACTCCTCACCTGAAAGCTCTGATTCCTTCTTACGTTCTTCTGCCAACCTTTTAAGTTTATCTACTGTAGTGTTTTCCATTAGTCTCTCACCAAGCAAGCTACCTTATCTTCAGGAACAATAAAGAAATCCTCTTCCTTACCATCAACCTCGTGCTTGAACATCTTTAGGTTTGCTGTTATGTTGTAAAGTTTAACAGTATCTCCAACCCTTACAATCTCACACCCATCGGCTACGGCTGTGACTCTTAATACTTCTTTCCCCGTCGTGACACCATCGTTGAGAACAATAACTCCTGTATCTCTTATCTTTACTAACTCAACTAAGATGTGCTTATTTACTGGTATTAGCTTTTCCATTTTAATCTCCATTTCTGTTATTTTTTAAATACAGCTACCATCTCTAAGGCGTGAAACTTTGCCCCCTTCTTAATATAAACCTTTTTATTTGTTGCCACATAAAGATTTTCCTTAAACGCCGCCATTGCAACGCAATGTTCATCCCCTTTAAATTCTTTAATACACTTTATTCCCTCTCTTCTAATAACCATATCAATCTCCATTTGTTTTCTACTGTATCGCCTCAGCCTCAGCGTTCCCTTTGTTCGCTCCGGCGGCGTTCTGTTGTATCTGTGTTGACTTATCTGCTGCCTCTAGCATCATCTGTCTCTTCTGAATCTCAGCCGCGTCCTTCATCTTCTGCTTAAACTCTTCCTCGCTCACAGCGTAGTCCGTACCAAGATATACATTTATATCGTTCCACATATCAAACCAATTTACGCCCTCAAGAATTGCAGGAAACAACGTCGCCATCATGCTCAATCCCTGTAACGCCTGAATGATTCTCTCAAGAGCCTCAGTTTTAGACAACCTCTCAAGCTCATTGTT